ATCATCATTATTCGAGGACATTTATAAAAATACAGAATATAACAGAAAACAATTTGATATCTTGACAAAGGAACTTGTTCAATTTATCAAAGATGGTGATACTGCTGTACAAATAGTTCCAATGATAAAAGAGTATCTTGAAATAAATGTCAAGAACGATGACCAACTTGTTAAGATGGCTGGCATTGTTCAGAGACTTATTTCCGCTGAGGGTAAGGCTGGTTCAGAAGATGAGTTTGGTTTATCTGATACAGAAAAAGAACAATTACTTTCTGGTATAGAAACTACTATAAAAGATATACAAGAAGAATCTGATAAGATACATTCTAGAATAGAAAACGCCGATAAGGTAAATTAATGGCTTGGAAAAGAAAATTATATAACGATACAACAGATAATCTTCCTACTGGTCTTGCTAGTTGGAAAAGAATAAGTACTTATATAAAACGTTTAATAAGAGCTAACGCGTTTGAGTTTTATGAATTAGAGGCTTTAGAAGTTACAAAAGTGTATTTGGATGAACCAGGTATGCGTGGTCATATAGAGGGTAAATATCTTAGACCAGATGGTGAATCTACTGGAATAATTAGACCACTATGGCCTAATGTAATTACAGTACCTCTTGTTGGTGAACACGTAATTGTAGGAGAATATAGTGGAGAACTTTTCTATGGTAGTATTATAAATAGACTTAATTCTGTTAATGAAAATGCTCTCTCTACTGAAGGTGGATCTAAGTGGAAAGATTTTAGAAGAAAAAAAGTAAAACCAATACAAGTTAATGAAGGTTCTGTTCTTTATGAGGGTAGAGTTGGACAAGGGATACATTTTGATAGTCGTGGAAATAAACCAACTATAAAATTATCTACTAATATAGATAAAAATTCTGATAAGAAATGGATGTCAGGAATATTTAGAAATGAAAGTATTGATGATGATGACTCTTCAATATATATAACTTCTGAAGGTTTAAGAGGTCAAAAGTTTAATAGCCAAGAAGTAAAAAATAATAGTGTTTTAATAAGGTCAGATGATATACTTATTAATGGTAGGAAAAAAATAGTATTAGAAGCTGATGAAGTTTTTATTCACGCTAGGAGTGGACAAACAATAAAGATGGGAGATCCAAGAGCTATATTTATACCAACTATAGATGCTAAAGCTATGGCAGAATTAATGAAAAATTTAATGAGTTTTGTAACTAAGACTATGGGTGCGATAGGAAAGGCTACAAATCCCGCTACTTTAGTATCAGCCGCAAAAGATATAAAAAAAGCAGTAGGGCAAGATTTACCAAGTATAGTCGATACAGTTAAAAATGAAAAATATTTAAATAAAAAAGTGATGGTAGCAGATCCTAATATACCAATACCTAAAATTCCAAAAATACCCGACCCTAACAAGTTGAAAGAAAAATGGGAATCAGATATTAATAAACGGATACCAGACTTACCATCAGTAGATAATTTAAAAAACAAAGTAATTTCAAATATTGAAGAGGAGTTAACAAATGACTAAAAAAGAGTTAGTTAAAATAATACGAGAAGTTGTTCGTAGAGAAATCAAAAAAGAAATAAATGAGATATTTATTAACGAACAAAAGACTTCAAAAACACAATTAACTGATGTTATACCAGAAGTTTCAGAACCTAAGAAAAAAGTAAAATATACAAAAAATAAATCTTTGAATAATGTTCTGAATGAAACTGTTGGTTTAAGTAGACAGCAAAATGAGTTTGAAGAATATCCAACTTTAGGTGGTGGAACATTTGATAAGTCAAGGATGCAAGAGTTAATGGGTTACGGACAATCGGACGAAGGTAAACGAGAAATGGCGGCAGTAGATACATTAAAGAAAGCTGGTAAATCCGTTAATGATGTTCCAGAGCATGTAACAAATGCATTAACAAGAGATTATAGTGGATTAATGAAAGCTATAGAGAAAAAGAAAAAGGGTTAACTATGAAAAGAACTGCTAGAGAAATAGATTTAGATCCTAGAACCTATGTTGGTTTATCATTTCCTTTGAGAGCTGATAACAATAATAATTTTGCAATGACCAGAAATTCTTTAGCTCAAGCTCAATATAATTTAAAAAATTTATTGTTAACTAGTCCTGGTGAAAGACCTATGAATACAGAGTTTGGTTGTAGATTGTTAGAGGTTTGTTTCGAACAACAAGATAATGAGTTACCAGATAGAGTTGATAAAATTGTTAGAGAAGCTGTTGAACAATGGTTACCTTATATTAGTATTGATACTGTTGATGTATTGACACACGATGGTGATAAAGGTAAGATTTTTGTTAAAGTTACTTTTAGCACAACTTTAGATCCAGATACTATGCAACAAATAACAATAGACGCTAATTATGGTGGAGATATTTATCAAGGTCAAGATGGTTTTCAATTTAGACGTTAATTAGGAATATAAAATGGCACGTACAAGTACACAAAAAGACACAGTAAAATCAATAAATTATTTAAATAAAGATTTTAATGATTTTAAAATAAATCTTATTGAATTTGCTAAACAATATTTTCCAAATACATATAATGATTTTAATGAAGCATCACCAGGTATGTTGTTTATTGAAATGGCGGCTTATGTTGGTGATGTTCTTTCTTATTATATTGATTCACAATTTAGGGAATCATTATTAGCGTACGCTGAAGAAAAGAGAAATGTTTATAATATAGCTCAGTCATTTGGATATAAACCAAAAACAACTTCTCCAGCTGAAGCTGTGTTAGATGTATTTCAAACTGTACCAGCTTTAAATGGTAAACCAGATTATAGATACGCGTTAACAGTAAACGCAGGAACACAGGTAAATGCTACTTCTACTGGAACTACTTTTAGAACACTTGAAGATTGTAATTTTAAATTTTCTAGTTCATATGATAAAAGAGATACAACTGTTTTTGAATCTGCTGATAGTGTTCCTACAAAATTTTTATTAAAGAAAAAAGTAAAAGCACAAAGTGGTAATATAAAAAAAGAATATATAAGTTTTGGTACAGCTGAAAAATATACTCAAATAAAATTAAATACTACAGATGTCATAGAAATAATTTCAGTTACAGATAGTGATGGAAATAAATGGTATGAAGTAGATTCTCTAGCAAGAGATACAGTTTTTGAAGATATGGAAAATAATTTTGATAATGATCCTTCTTCTATTGGTGAACGAGAATCTGTACCATACATTTTAAAATTAAAAAGAGCTTCTCGTAGATTTACTACATATATAAACGAAAATGAAGAAACAATTTTAAGATTTGGAGCTGGTATATCAGATAATCCTGATGAAGAAATAGTTCCAAATCCAAGTAATGTTGGTTCAAGTTTACCTGGTAGTCCTACTTATCTAACTACTGCTTTTGACCCATCCAATTTTTTAAAGACAAGTACCTTTGGATTAGCACCCGCAAACACAACTCTTACTATAGAATATTCTCATGGTGGTGGTGTTGATGATAATGTGAGTTCTAATAGTATTACTCAGAGAACTTCGATTAGTTTTGCTATTCAAGATAATTTATTATCCACATCATTAGTTGAACAATCTAAAAGTTCAGTAAGGTTTACAAATCCAAAACCAGCTACTGGTGGTTCTTCTGGTGAAACTACTAAAGAAGTTAAAGAAAATGCATTAGCATATTTTCAAGCACAACAAAGGGCGGTTACTAAAGATGATTATATTGTAAGAGCTTATTCTTTACCACCTAAATATGGAACAATAGCTAAAGTTCATATGTCACAGGACGAACAACTTAGTAAAATTGGTATGGCTGAGAATTTAGAAAGAGAAATAACTAATGCTGATGTTGGTAGAAGCCTTAAAGATTTACAAGTTAATAGTATTCCAAACCCATTAGCGATGAATATGTATACACTTGGATATGACAGTAACCAAAAATTAGCAGCAGTAACACCAACAACAAAAAAGAATTTAAAAACTTATATATCTCAATATAGATTAGTTACTGATGCGATAAATATTAAAGACGCTTATATAATTAATATAGGTGTAAATTTTTCAATATTAACAAAAACTGGTTTTAATAAGAACGCAGTATTATTACGATGTGTTACAGCAGTTCAAGATTTCTTTAACATAGATAGATGGCAAATTGGCCAACCAATAGTCCTCGCTGATTTAGTATATGACTTATCTTTAGTAGATGGAGTCGCAACTGTTGTTAATCCTGAAACAGATAATCCAAATAATATGCCAATAGTTATAGAAAATAAATACAAACTAAGTGAAGGGTATTCTGGTAATTTTTATGATATAGAGTCATCTTTTCGTGGTGGTATTTTATATCCAGCACTAGACCCAAGTATATTTGAAGTTAAATTTCCTAATTCAGATATTAAAGGAAAAGTATTGGGTGATAATCTGGGAACAAGGGAGTAAATAAATGCATTATTTTACATTTGGAGAAAAAGATACCACTTTATATGAAGCTTCTAGTAGTGTAAACGCTGGATTAGATGAAATATTGGAAATAAGAAAAGATGTTAGTGATACTGGTGATACAGTTAGTACTACTAGAGTTTTAATACGATTTGATTTAAGTTATATATCACAATCTATTGTTAGAGGTACAATTACAAATCCAAAATATTATTTGAATTTATACGATGCTAAGCCTCAGAATTTAGCAACTTCACAAAGTTTATATGCTTATCCAGTCAGTCAATCATGGGTAATGGGTGATGGTCGTTCTTATGATAATCCAATTACTACAGAAGGAGCTAGTTGGAAATTTAGAGATGGTAAAATTGATGGTTCAATATGGGGAGAAGCTAGTTCTTCAGGTGGAACGTGGATTAGTGGTGATGGTTATGTAGCATCACATTCTCTTAATCACGAAAGTTCTGATATTAGAATGAATGTTACTGATATTGTAAATAAATGGTTAGATGGAACTTTATCTAATGAAGGATTTATATTGAAAAGGAGTGGAAGTAATGCATTAAGTGGTAGTGATGAAGGTAATACGACAAGATTCGGTAATTTATCATTCTTCTCATCCGATACTCATACGAAATATCCACCAACACTTGAAACTGTTTGGGATGATGCTAAATGGTCAACTGGTTCATTATCACCATTAACTCAAGCAAATCTAGAAGATATGGTTATTTATATGAAAGGATTAAGACCTGAGTATAAAGAAAAATCAAAAGCAAGATTTAGATTAGTAGGAAGAGAAAGATTTCCTGATGCTACATATGATACGACACCAGCAAATTTATCTGTAAAATATTTACCAATCAGTACATCATTTTATTCAATACTTGATGCGGAAACAGATGATGTGATTGTACCTTATGGTAGTGGTTCTAGAATAAGTTGTGATTCTACTGGTAATTATTTTAATCTTTGGTTAGATGGTTATCAACCTGAAAGATATTACCGATTGGAGTTTAGGATTCAAAGTGGTAGTGGAACAGTTGAAGAAATAGACCAATATTTTGATGAGGGATTTACATTTAAGGTATCACAATAATGCCATATACAAAAGATGAATTAAAATCTGGTAAAGTGGATTACTATAACGAGTTTATAGATGAACTACGAAGTGATTATATTACTAAATTAGCTAATAATGCATTAAATGAAAAACCATTTAGGGATAATAATAATACTTTATATTCTTTTGAAGATATTACAAGTGGATTAGGTATTGAATTTAATCCAAATATAAGACAAGATTTAAACTATTCTACTTTAAACTTGGTGTTAAATGAGATTAATATTAGTGATGACGAAATAGATTTTGGGACTCTTATAGAAAATAATTCTATATCAACTCAAAATGAATTACTTAAAGAAACCATTAAAGATGAAAAATTAGATAATTTAATTGATAGAAAAATTTCAGAATTAATGATTATAGAAACTATGGAAAATTTACCTGAAGAAATAGAAAATGGTGATATAGTAACTTCGAATGTTACTACCGATCAAAGAAAATGGTTAATTGAGGGAAATCAAAAAAGAATATTTCCAGATTTACAAACTTTTTATGCTCAAGACGATTGGCAAAATGTTGTAACTTTAACTTTAGAAGTAATTAATAGTATACCAAGTGGGGAGCCAGTAGACTAATGCCGGATTATACAGACACATCATTTGTAGCAAAGGTTGATACTCTAAGAACATCTACAAGTACATTAAATTCTAAAGATGCATCTTTAGTATTAGGTCAAAAAAAAGTTGATTACGCCGCCGAAGGTAATGAGTATTTAGGTGGTTTTTTCGGTGAAAGTCAAGAGGACTATGTAGAGGTTTTAGTTTATGATATTAATGATAATTTTTTAGAAGCGTCTATTGTTAATAAGGATGATTATGTAACTAGTTCTACTGGTGTTAAATTAAAAACAGGAACTATTTTAAGAAGATTGGGTTATGATAGAGGTAAGTTTAAAGTAAAATATAATTTTTTAAGAAGATTAGCTGGTTCTCATGAAACTATTTTAGTTAAAAAAGATGATAATACAATTTATACAGATGACTTTAATATAGAAACTGATATTAATCGTATAGGTACTGATTTAGTTTTAAAAGAAAATAAATATACTATACATGCTATATCACCAACTAGAAAAGAAGTTAGAATAATTCCACAACATATAAAAGATCACAAATATATAAGAGATTTTTTTAATTTATCAAATAAAAAAAAGAAAATAAAATCTGATGGAAATGATGCAAGTAGAATACAATTTAATACTAATGAAACTTTAGCTAATGAGTCATCAACAATGGAATTTTTAGATGGTAATAATAAATTTACTTCAGATATGGTAGGTGGTATATTAAGAATACCAGATGTATTCTTGAGAAAAGTAGTAATTAATCCTTGGCCAATCAATGGTGAAGATGTTTTCCAAAACCATGAAACTATAGCTGATGAGGAATCTGCTACTTTTGAAGCTCAATTTTTTATTAGTGCTGACCCAGATAATAGAAAGATTACAAATACACAAAATTCACATGGAGATTATTTTTTTTATGAAGCTATACGTCAATTTAGAGATTTGGATGAGGATGATATTATACAAGATACGACTGGTGTTGATTTTCAAAAAAATCCTAAAGTTTTAAAAAATGTACGTAATTTATCTGATAGTAAATTTAATTGTCCATATTTTAAATTTTCTGAAGGTGTACCTAGTATAATAGATTTTCAAAGTAATTCTATTGTAGACGCTAATGTGACCACAGAATATATATGGGAAGTTACAGGTTGGGATAAAGATACAGAGAGTCATTGGTGGCATGGTGACGAACATTTTTGGTTTCCAGTTCAACCTAAGTTCAATTCAGCTGGTACAGATCAAGGAGGAAATATTGAAATTATGACTGGACCTGATGATTCTTACGCTTCTCCGTCACCCACAAATCTATTAATAGGTCTTAATACTGTAGAACCTGGACCAGGAGGTGATAATCCTGCAAATGCCAGAAATCCATCTAGAATTAGAGTAGCTATTCATGGTAAAGACTGTCATATAGGAATAAAATTAACAATAAGACAAAATACTCGTGCATCTACATCTACTTTACATTTACCAGCAATAGTTGAAACACATAAAGCATAATCATGAGTAAACCATACAGAGAAATACCATTACTAAATGACATAATTCCTCCAGATTGGATTCCAGATGCTGGAGATGGTGATGAGGAAAACCCTACTTATACAGAAGATGTTGAATTTGATACGGGAATGTATTCAATTATTGAAGGAGTATTTGATGATACAAATTTAACTGGGGTTCAAAAATTAGTAAAATGGGAAATACCATTTACACTTGGTTTTGATTGTAATCATCCCACAGTTATTGGTAGATTATTAGACCAAAATGAAGTATTACAACCAATTAAAGGATATACATGGGTAGTAAGTACAGCTGGTAATGAAATAATTAGTTTTGAACAAGACACAGAAGAACTAACTAGTATACAGCAGTTTAATTTGGCTGAAGCTGTTTCAGAAGATCAGGTGATTCTTGATGTTCATATCGTAGTACATACTCAAGAATATATTCCAGCGGAGCCTGGTAGATCCGCACACTGGGAGGATGTCGATGAAGAGTTTCAAGCAATTCAATTTCAAACTATACCAGTTGTCGATCCAGATAACCCCAGTCCTTTAGTTACTTTAGTTTGGGAGCCATTTGTCGCAAATATTACTGCGGTAAGAGGTAATCAAATTGATATTGATACTACATTCAAAAGTTTAGCAGATAGAATTTTTCCAAATGGTCAAGTAAAAGACGGTACACTTAGTCCAACCGATGCATTTAGTAATTGGACAATATCAAATAAATTAAGTGATAGAAGAGATTTAAATACTTACTTACATTTTGGTGGTGAGAATAGAAAATTAGTTACTAATGTTAAAAAAGATAATATAGCATTTCCAATAAAACCATATTCTATAGTTTATAAATTATATGAACCACTACCAGATGATATTGATGAAAAAGACGATGTGTATGTGGTCAAAGAAGTATTACCGTCACTTACAGAAACAGTAGAATTAATTGGTTACGCTCAAGAAGATGAAAATTTTACAGTATTGAAAGAAAGAGTATCATTTCCAGAAGAGTCATCAATTACAAAAAGACAAACAGAACTTCAAAGTTATAGTGATTTAATTACTGATGATAATGAATTAAAAAAAGAAATTGAAGATAAATTTTTAAAAGAAACTTCAGCTGAATTAAGTATAGAATATTCTCAGTATGAAAATTTTATAAATTTTTCATCCGCTCAAAGAAGATTAGAAAATTTTAAAAAGAAAATAGAAGAAATAGAAGAGTATACCCATGCTAGTTCTTCTTTAGTTGGTACTACAAATGCTGAAAAAGATATTTTGCATTATGATAATGAAATAAGACGAGTTAAAAATTCTTTTGATGGATATGAAGATTATTTGTATAATACTAAATCTACATATGTTTCAAGTTCAATGGGTGTTTTTCCAAACGCATCATGGCCTAAAACTGGTAGTGGTACTTATGAAGACCCATATAAACCAGTAAGTTCTTCACATTCTGATTTTACAACATGGTATGGTTCTATTGGAAACAAAGCTGGTCAGATATATAGTGCTTCGTTTTATGACCAAGAAAATGGTAATCGTTTAGTTAATTTATTACCAAGTCACGTAAAAAATGATAGTAGAAATAAAGAATTTTTAGATTTTATGGATATGACTGGTCAACATTTTGATGAGTTATGGACATATATAAAAGCTATGTCTGATGTATCTGATAGGAGATTAGATTTAGAAGATGGATTTTCTAAGGATTTAATTTTTAATTTAGCTAAATCTTTAGGTTGGGATATACAAGATGGTAAAGATTTATTAGATTTAAGTAGATATGGATTTGGTAGAAAATTAAGTGGAGATTCTTATTCACTTTACACATCTGGTTCACTATCATCACCAACTGAAGCTAATGTTTCAAAAGAGATAACAAAACGATTAATAGCTAGTATGCCTTTCATATTAAAATCAAAGGGTACTGAAGCTTCAATAAAGGCTATATTAAATTGTTATGGTATTCCATCTACAATATTAAAGGTAAGAGAATATGGTGGATTAGATAAGAATGTGAAAAGAACTCCATTCGAAACAAAACGAAGATTTACAAGAGCTCTTGGATTTAGAGGAGCACAATACGTCTCTAGTAGTTGGGCCGATGATAGTACAACAAGTCGTAAACCAGAAACAGTAGAAATGAGATTTAGGTCGGTTAGTGGTTCAGACCAAGTTCTTTTACAGAAAGATGATGATTGGGCAATTAAATTAAAAGATAATGGTTCAACTGATAATTATGGAACTGTAGCGTTTGTATTATCAGGATCTACTGGTCAAAAGGAAGTAAGTTCATCTCTGTTACCAGTATTCGATGGTGATTATTATTCATTAATGTTAAAGAAAGAAAAAGTGAATCATGAATTATTTAAATATCCATCATTTGAAACATCTTCAGTATTTAGTCCACCATTTGAAGTTGATACAACTATAGTAAATAGTGGAATTATAGAAATAGCTAGTGGTTCTGATGTAGCTAAGATTGGTTCAAAAAGTTTGAAACACGTGAACATTTCTTTACCAGAAAATGGTAATGTATCATCTACACCTTATAGTCAGTCTATGGTAAGTGTGAGTACAGGTCAATCATATACTTTTTCTGCTTTCGCAAAGGTTTCTTCTAGTTTAGTAGACTCTATTGGTAGATTAAAAATATTTGAATTAGATTCTACTGGTAATGTTGTAAATTGGAACGAAGATGTTAATTCTTCTCAAGAATCTATATTAAGTCATGGTGGTATAAAATCATCTCAACTTATTGGATTGGTAGAAAATGAATGGAGAAATATTTCTGTAACAAAAACTATAAGATTTCCAAATACTTCTAAATTAGGTATTAGTTTTGAAAATGTTAAACCAGATTCAACTATATTTTGGGATGATGTTTCTTTAAGAAAAGTAGAGACAAATACAGATAGTATAGCAGATGGTGTAAATTATCAATTATTTGTAAAAAAATATTCTGATGGATTGGATAGGATAATACAATCTTCTAATACGTCTCTTTATATTTCGGGTTCAAATAACGCATCTGCATCATTTAATGCATCTTGGACAGGTAGTGGTAATATATATATTGGTGGTAAACCTAGTGATGACTTTGGTAATCAGCTAACTGGTTCTGTTATGGAATTTAGATTGTGGAATCAACCATTAAAAGAACAATTTTTTGATAATCATGTTAGTGACCCTAAATCTTATGTTGGTAATACACCATCATCTTCTTATGAGAATTTAATTGTTAGATATTCATTTGATGATAACACTGCCTTATCTAATGGAACTACTATTAGAGATGTTAGTTCTAATCAAACTACAACTGTAACTGGTAATGCTCAAGGATTTGGTGGATTGAATACTTTCGAATCTGTAGTTGATGAAACAAAAACTGCAGTACCTAATTATGGACCCAATAGAAGAAGTTCAGATAAAATAAGGATTGAAGATAATTTTTTAAGTGGTAGTGGTGTTAATTTAAAAATTAGTGAAAGATTTGACCATAGTTCAAATGATTTTTCGTCAGTAGATTCAAAGAAAGTTGGTATTTACTTTTCACCAACTGATGTTGTAAATGATGATATAATAAGTTCATTTGCTAATTTAGATTTTAATCAATATTTAGGGGACCCTAGAGATAATTTTAAATTAGAATATAGAGATTTGAAAGACGCTTCTAATAAATATTTTCAAAAATACGATGATAATAATGATTTTTGGGATTATATGCATTTGATAAAATATTATGATCAATCGGTATTTAAACAAATTAGAAAATTAATACCCATGAGAGCTAAAGCTCATTTAGGAACTGTAATTGAACCTAATATTTTTGAAAGGTCAAAAAATCCTATACAAAGAAATCAACCATCTTTTGACCGAATAGATTATGAATCAAAAATAAATGTTACTAACTTTTATTATAACGATAATTATAATAATGAAGCAAGTCATTCAATACTAAAAATAGAAGCTGAATATCCAAATTATGAAGGAGAAATAGATTCTACAGATACTTTTAGAAAACCATCACTATATAAATTTACTACTAATGATAATTATGATGATAGAAATTTATATATAAGTGGTTCAGCTAAATGGGGTGGCCCAGATTATGTATTTCAAGAAGCAACTGGAGCTATGGTTTCACATCAAAGATTATCAGATTATAATCAAGAATATAAATTCTTTTATAATAATGAAGCTAGTTGGTCAAAGAGTAATTTACATAGTATAGATAAATTTGAAAATTTTTATAGTTCTAAGTCATTACATCCATCGGATTTAGATTCTGAATATAATAATATTACTTCATTTAGAAGATTATTTTATGAAGGTGTAAAAAATAATTCTGATACAACTCTTGATGGTGATTTACCAGTTATAGTAACACAAACAGCACCAACCGTTGCTGTACCTAGTAATATGGGAATTGGTAAATTAACTATAGACCAAAAAGGTAAGAAAAAAATGATACATAAAGATACACGTAAAAGATAAAATGTTGAAAAATTTTAATAATAGATATTTATTTTTAGTGAAGTTATATTATAATAATAAATCTTTGGAGATAAAATTATGGGATTTTTAGATAATTCAAGTATTACTGTAGATGCAATATTGACAAAAAGAGGTCGTGAAATACTAGCAGCTGGTGGTGATTTAAACATAACAAAATTTGCATTAAGTGATGAGGAAGTAGATTACTCTTTATATGATGTTACTCATCCAAATGGAACTGATTCATATGGTGCGGTAATAGAGAATATGTCCCTATTAGAAGCTACACCAGCTAGAAAATCATTTCGTAGTTATTTAATAGATGATCCTGTAACAGGTGCTAAAATTAATGTAACAGCACCTAATGGTACACTCGAAGCGTACACAAATCATCCTTTTACTCCAGAAACGATTGGTGGACCAGCCGAACAATATACATTTGTTATTGAAAATACTAATGTTGTTTCATTTTCAGGTACTACAGCAGCTCAGAAAACACAGGTAGGTAATACAGTTACTATAACAACACGTCCAATAAGTGAAGCGGCTACTACTACTGTTACAATTACAGGTAATATTACTGGATTGGTTGAAGTTGTTACTATTAGTGTACAAGCAACCGCTGGAGCACCAGGTCATCCAGATAATCCATTGTCGGAAGATGATATACAAGGTATAATGGAACAAGGTGCAAACTGGCAAGGTGGTTAAAAATTAATAAGAGGAATATAAAATATGTCAATGTATAAAAATTTCACAGGAGAAGATGTAAGTCTTAGCAATGGTATCGTCACATCTGGAGTATGGCAAGATGGTGCTTCAAGTATAACAGCGTTTTATACATCATCTACACAATATACAAATACAGGTGATTATAATATAGATGTTTATAGATATAATCCGTCATCAAATGCATCAGCATCAGTTCAATTTGGTGTAGTTTATGGTCATAGAGAAGGTAGTGGTTCTTTAGGAACAAAAGGTGCAACTGGTGACAGAACTACAGCCGCTATTTTTGGACAGTTCAATAGTTTAATTAATCCACCTGAAACTACAAATTTTACATTTCAAAATAATACAACTGCTAAACAAATATATGTTCTTGTTCTCAATAGAGCAAGAATAAGAGAAGCAATAGAACCAGGTGGTTGGGAATTACATTTAAGTTCAAGTGCGGGAAAAATAAAATTAATTGATGATTCGTCTGCTAACGCGGGTGGTAATACTTTTCAAAGAAATTTTTCACCTGAATATAATGTTGTTAGTGGTTCATTAGTTGGTGGTACTACTATAAAAACTGCAGCCGCTTCGGAAGCCGCAGCTGTTGGTGGTTCATATGGAACTTTTTATCCAAGTTTAGGTATGATAGTTTTAAATCCAGAAAGATTGAGTTCTGCTCCACTTGGGTTAGTAACTCTAAGTGGTTCAAATGCTGATAATAGAAATAATAGATTGATGTATAATACTATAGTAGATGGTCAATATTTTCAAATGAAAAGAAAAGAAGAAATAACTTCCAAACATTATTTTGTACGAGCTACCTCTGGTAAATTTAATTCGACAACAAATGAAACTTTTTATACACAATCAATAGATGGTACTAAACAAATAATAGCTGGTATGGCTACGGACCCTAAAACTTATATAACATCAGTCGGATTATATAATAATGCTAATGAATTATTAGCCATAGCAAAATTAAGTAAACCAATTTTAAAATCAAAATCAAGAGAAGCTCTTATCAAAGTAAAACTTGATTTTTAGAGGGGTTCTAAAATGAAATTCAAGAATCTCGAATCCGATGATGTCTTAATCTCGCCGTTTAAAGTATATAAAACTTTTACTGTCAACAACGCTGATAGTGGTAGTGGAGTGTATTATATTCCGATAACAAAAGGAAGTGACTCTAATTTATATGGATTTAGTATAGATGATGCTGATTCTAAAACTATTTCTTCGAGTGTTTTTTATAATGTTCCAAATTATTATGTAATAAACACTATGTATTATAGGGATATAAATCAAATGAGTGATAGAGTTGAATGGGTACGTGGTACTCCAAAAAACCATAGTGGAGTTGGTTTGATAGAATATACTAAAACCAGGTATCTTTATGATACATCTGTAGAACCGTCTACTATGAAATTACGTAGACCATATACTAGACAATTACATGATTCAGCTAATGTACTTTCTATACCACAAGAACTCTATGGTGAGTCTATAAGAAGAAACTCGGTAAGACTAACAGATGATAGTACAGCTTCAACAATAATATTACAAGATGATGGTCGTGGTAATTTATATGATATAGCTTTTAGTTCTAGTTATGCTTCTAGAACACCAGATTCTAATAATAGTGGTAGTGTAGTTGGTAATATATTTTATGACGATGGTTTATTAGTTGTAACTGATACTGGTTCTTATTCTAGTGTAGGTAGTGGAGAAGGAACTGATGGGTTTAGTTTAACTTTTGATTCAACACAAACCATTTATGAAAGAGAATATATTTGTAAAGTAGGTGAAAATGAATTTAAGTATACAACAAACAGAAGTTTAAAAGTTGGTTATAGTGGTAGTGTGGCGTTTCATGGTACTACTTTTTTTGGTACGTTTACTAATACAATACGTGATGGATTTCCATATGATTTAACTGGTTACGCAACAGGAGCATTTCAAGATAAACAATATGAAATTGGTACTGAATTAATTGGTGAAGCAACACATTCTGATTTTTCACCATATGTTACCACAATAGGTTTATATAATGATAATAATGAACTAATGGCAATTGGTAAAACAGCAAAGCCAATAAAAAATGATAAAGAAATGGCGTTAACTTTTGTGGTCAGATTTGACACAAACTAATATTTATAATTATAACGTTACGTAGGAGAATAAAAATGGCACATTTTACAGAAGCACAAGCTGAAGCGTCTAAATTAGAATCAGCTAGAAAAGAGTTTACCGATGGTAACTTTGCTTATTGGGTATTAAGAGTATCAGGTTCAGATGGACAAATGCATCAGTTTGTTGACCATGAGTTAGCAGAATCGACAAATTTGACAGGAATAAAAGCTAGACTAATTGGACATATGACTGGTTCAGAATTTTATGTAGCTCCAACACCACCTGTTGTAAGTGGTTCGGCTCATTTTGTAGATGATACAGGAGATACACTCGGTTAATTAAAAATAGGAGAAAACAGATGTTAAAGAAATTTATTGTAGGTTTATTATTAACCTCATCTTTGTTTAGCCAAGAGATTATACTAAACTTTTTTAAGTATTCCACAGCTTATGCTAGTTTTAGTTTAAACGCACCAAGACACCAAGACGACAGGTTTGCTATTGTTGG